GCCACCGGTATGACCGCGACATTCATGCTAGACTCTCGCCACGCCGGGCGTGTCGCCCGTGGGAACTGGCGTCCCACCAGAGGGGTCGGTCTTCGGATCGGCCCTTCTGAACATCATCTGTAGGAATCGACGGTCTTCTTGAGTCCGATTTCGAGTGATGTCAGGTCCTCGGCGGTAAGGCCGAGGGGTTTCAGGGTGGTTGGGTCGCCTAGCACGACGGCGTTCTCGGGCTCGCCGGGGCGCATGGGGACGCGCTCGATGCTCCCCTGGCCGACCATCTCGATGACCATGTGGGCCAGATGGTTCACCGTCGTCTCGCGGCCCGTGCCCGCGTCGATGACTGAGTCGTACACGCCGTGGTCCATCTCAAGGGCGCGGACGAGGATTTCCGCCACGTCCTCCGCGTAGATCATGTCCATGACCTGCTCGCCGTCGCCGTAGATGACGATGGGGCGGCCTTCCAGTGCCGGCAGGATGAGGTTCGGCATGATCTTCTTGACCGGCGCGGCCTTCTGGCCCGGTCCGTACACGTTCAAGCCGCGAACCAGCGTGATGCGGGTGCCGAACTCCTTGTTGAACATGAGGGCGAACCGCTCGGCGGCCTTCTTCGTGATGCTGTAGGGGTTCCACATCCAGTCGTTCGCCGCGCAGATGTTCACGGCGGGGACCTTGTAGCGGGCGATGGCATCGAACAGGTTGAGGCCGCCGTGGATGTTCACGTCCACCGAGGGGCGCGGATAGCGGACGGTTTCGGTGGTTCCGAGAACCCCAGCCAGGTGCATCACGGCATCTACTTCGGATACCGCCACGTCCACAGCTACCGGGTCGCGGAGGTCGCCCAGGATGTCTGGCTTGTTGTGGCGGTCGAAGATCAGAACCTCGTGGCCTCGCGCTCGCAGCGCGTCGCAGGTGTAGTGACCGATGAACCCGTTGCCGCCAGTTACCAGTACCCTCACGCAACCCTCCTTAGCCAGCCGCCCGGATTCATCCCTAGGCGGAATCGTTCGCACTCTGGATCGGGAACGAACCTGTTGTCCGTCTTGAGGAAGTGCTGAACGGCTACGAGCGGCCCGCCTTCGGGGTACGAACCCGGTTCGAGGTCGTAGGCGTCCACTGCGGTGTCTTCCACGACGAGGTAGGAACCGATGGTGACGAGCGGCGCATAGGCCGCGATCTCCTGGGCCACGTGCTCCGCGTTGTGGTCAGAATCCAGGCTCACCAGGCAACGCCGGCCGCGTACCTCGTCTCGAACGTAGGACGCGATCTCCGGGGCGGTGCTGTCCCCGATGACCGCGTGAACTCGCGGGTCAGGGTGCCGGGGCAGGGAAACGTCGATGCTGATGACTTCGGCGAACTCGGCGAACCATGCTGCTGAGCCGCCCTCCCAGGAACCCGTTTCAACGATGACCTCGGGCTTGGCCTGGGCGATGATCTCCCGGTAAACCTGCAAATCGGTCGGGTACTTGATGATGTGCCGTCCGCTCGTGTCACGAACGGACTGCCAGGCCCCGGAGGCGTAGAAACTCCGGTTCGCCTCGGCCCAGAGGTCTACCGCTCTTCCTTCTCGGGCGCGGGACGCTTCTCCGCTCGCTTCGCCGGGGCCTTCGGCTTGAAACCGTGACGATCAAGCTCGTTCCTCACGGCGCGGGCGTTGTCCTCGTTGCCCGCGGCCTCGTACTTCGCCAACTCGCGGAGCAGGGAATCGATGACTTCCTGGTCTACCGCCATGTCTCTCCTTCCTGGGGGTGGGGAGGGCGCGAGGCCCTCCCCTCGGAAGAATCCCCAGTCTTATCCGGCCTAGAAGGTCGGAGTTGCAAGGCCCGTACCGGCGATCCGGCTCGTGGCCTTGGCGTAGCGGGCGAACGTGAACGCGAAGTACCCGTAGGCGTAGATACGCACCTGGAGGTTCGCGGACAGAACACCAGTCTCGACCGCAACCGTGGGTGCGCCAACCTCGAACAGGAGCTGGTCGTCCCTACGAGTCACGACGATGATGTCCTCGTTCGTACCCGCGCCGAGCGTGATGGAGATGTTCGGGTCGATAACGACCGGAAGACCCATCAGCGAGCCGACGAGGCCCTGCGGCCTCGACGTGGTGCCCGTCGCCAACGAGTTGAACAGGTTGTTCGCAGCGTCGGGGTCGGGGAGCACCAGCGGACGGTTCTGTGAGTCCACCGCGCCGAGGAAGAACGCCCAGCGCCGCGGGTGCATCACGATCAGGTCCGGAGCCGCGAAGCGGTTGGTCCAAACCTGCTGGATGGCGTCCGCGAACTTGGCGTACAACTCGCCGGCGGTCGGAGTCGCGTCGGTGTAGGTCACCGAGTTGACGCCCGACAGGACGGTGATCCCGTTCGTGGCCTGGTTGAGCAACTGCGTGTCAAGCTGCTTGGCGTAATCCGCCGCCAGGTCCTGACCGAGGACGGTGTCCGTGGCCGGGTCGGAACGGTCGAGCAACTGCCTCGAAATGTCCTGCTTACCGGCAACGGTGTTGACCGTGAACGACAGGTAGTCGGTAACGGCCGAACCGTCCTGAATCGCGCCACCTTCCGAGGACTGCACCGCGGTAGCCGTACCCGTGGTGACCCGCGGAACGTTGAACGTCATCCCCACGTCGGGGAGTGGACGCCCACCGATGGCGTCTGCGAACGGCCTGGACGCCCGAGCGAACTCGGCAAGCTCGTCCAGGAGGTACTGCGGAGGAACGAGGCCGACACCGCCAGAACCGGTGCTGATGGCGGCACGCTGCTCAACCGCGATCTCCCGAGCGTGCCGGGCGATACGGGTCTGAGCGGCGACGTTCCCCTCACCCGAGCGGAGCAGGTCACGGAAGAACGAACGGAACTCGCCGTTGTCCTCCCGGATGCCCTTCTCGTAGGTGCGGGGCTCGTTCCCAACCTTGATCTCGCCCCGAGGAACGTCCTCAAGGGCTTTCTGCATGCGCACATAGCGGTCGATGTCGCTGGAAAGCTTGGCGACTTCGGCCTCTGTGGCGTTGAACTCGGATTCCAGGTCTTCCCGCGTCTGCTTGTCTGAATCGGGGCCGAGGCCCTGGAGGGCGGCGTTCTGCCGCTCGAACTTCAGTTTGGCGTCTGCGTGTTCGGCCTGGAGTTCCTCAAGCGTCTTCACGCTCATTCGGAATCTCCTGTTCCTGCTTGGCGAGGACCGCCCTGCGCGCAGCGAACTTCGTCTCCATCGCCGCGTGCCATCTGGCGAAGTCCTCGTCATCTTCCACGGAGCGTTCTTGCTCCTCTTCTCTCTGGCCCTCCTCAGAAGGAGCGACCAGCGCGGCCTCAGCCTCTTCGGGCTGACGACCTGTGGCGGCGGCGAGGGATCGGACCGCGGCCATGCTCGTCTGTGGGTAGGCCCCCTGCGCCGTCACGGTGACGTCGTAGAGGCCCCCAACGTTGGTGATGGTTCGTGTCACGTTCCCGTCGTCGTCCGCAGCGAAGGTGTCGCCGCCGTCCGCGACGGTGAACGCGAAACTGCCCTGGTCGATGTCGCCCCGCTCCAGGGCAACTCGCAAATCCTTGGCCCATGAGTAGTTGCCTACCTGAGCCTCCATGAACAGCCCGTGATCGTCAGATGACAGACTGAGCGTCCCGTTCGTGGTCCGAGCGCCGACGTACCGCGTGTCGTGGTCCCAGACGAAGTGAACATCCGGGGTGGCCGCCAGGACTTCATCGAACGCACCGGGCGCGATCTGTTCGGTGAACCCGCCGAGGTCGAGGGACGGCTGGTTGTACACGGCCGGGTAGCCCCGGATCGTGAAACCCTCCGTGGCGCGGCCCGTGTGGCGAATCTCCCAGTCTTTCGGGCCGATGATGCGAACCTCGCGGTCATTCTCCTTCGTCATCAGATGTTCCTCCTGTGTTTGGCGCGCCGCCGACCGGCGTCTGCTGGAGTTCATCGCCACCCTCCTTCGGCGGCCTGTTCTCCAGTTCTCGCGCTTCGTTCTTTGTGTACACACCGGCCTGGATCGCATCGACGTAGGCCGACATCCGGGTCGTGAGAGTCGGGCGCAGTACGGAACCCGTCACGAACTCGGGGAACAGACCGCCCTCCGTGGGGAACAGGTCCGTATCGCGCCGAAGTGCCATCTCGATGCGGCGGATACGCGGGCCGAGGTCGGCTTGCAGGAACCGCTCGAAGTCGTTGTTGGGGTCGGGCATCTGGCCCGAGTTGCCGGGAACGATCCCCAGCATCCCCGGAGTGATGCGGCACATGCGGCAGACCTCTTCGGCCGAGAACCGCTGGGACTCGATGTACTGCGCGTCCCGCATCGACAGGCCCGTCGGCACCCATGTGGCCCCATTCGCCAGGATTCCGGGCCGGTGGGAGTTCGCTAGGCCGGCGTGGCGCTGGTTCCACTCATCGGCCAGGCGGTCCACGTCCTCCTGTCGAGGCGTGCCCGGCGTGACGATGAACCCCGGAAGCGTCGTCCCGTTCGAGTAGAACCGCGACTGGAACTCGCGGGCGGCAAGGGCCGCGCCGATGGTTTCGCGGTGGATCGAGATAGGCGACAGGCCCACATCGGCCCCCGGAACGGCCGTCCAGCCCCGGATATGCAGTATCTGGGACAGGGGAACCCGCTCCATGCGACCTGAACCGCGTCGGACCTCGTAGTACTTCCGGTTGTTCTCGTCCCGCTTGACCATGACCTGCGACGGGTCGATCAGGAAGAGCTGAATGTCCCCTTCGTCCCGCACGGGTCGCCGCGTGACGGTCTTCCAGATGTAGGCGTTTCCGGCCGTCTCGATGCTCGCGGCGGCGTCCTGCCAGAAGTCATAGGCCGACTGTTCGTCGTTCGGGACCTCTTTCAGGCGGAACCACTGCCAGGAATCGCGTGCTTCGGTCACATCCGGGGACTCGCCGCGGTACACCTTCAGCGGCATCATCCCGATGGTTTCCGAAATCATCTTGATGGCCGCACCAGCCGTGGACAGTCCGACCGTGCTTTCCTTGTCCACGAACGGCCCAGCGACACTCGGGAGCGGACTACGGCGCGGCAGCGACCAGGAGTCGGATAGCCAGTCGCGCTCTTCCTTGGGGAAGAATCGCGCCTCGAACTCTGCGTAGGTCATCCCCATCAGACGACCCAGTACACGGGGGTTTCCATCAGGCTGGCCTGATGCACGGCGATAGCCATAGCGATCAGCGCCCGATTCTCAGGAAGCATCATCAAACGCCAACCTCTCTCGTCTTGTTTCGTCGTGCCCGCCAGGACGTGCGCCCGGAGCTCGGGGTCACCGTCGTGATGCAGCCCGCCCTTGGAAACGAGGGCCTGGATCGATGCCGAAACCTGCGTCAAACGCTCGGCGCGGTGCGGGAACTCCACCATCGGGAGCCCGCGGTCCGTCAACTGGTCGAACAGGATGCCGAAAGCCTTGCCGTCCACCGCGACCTCGGCCAGCCG